CAACGAATGAACGCACAGTTACTTTGAGTGCTGTTACTACTGCTACTTATACTCTTGGTGAGTTCAATTACGAACTCCAAGTTACTACTGGATCAGGTGTATTTACATGGATGCAAGGCTTTGTTCAAGTTGTTGACCAAATAACAAGTTAAAGATGGTAATCAAGATAAATTATACAAGTAGTGATATATATGTTAGCACTAACGTATCTCCCGTATATGTAGTGGTGAATTATAGTGCGGTGAACAATGCAGGTGGCAACTTTGTTCCATACACAGGTGCCACAGCTAATGTTAACCTTGGGGAGTATGAACTGAAGGCTGGTCAACTCACTCTTGACACATCACCTACGGGTACAGCAGCAGTCGGCACAACAAGATGGAACGATACAATCGGAAGCAGTGAGACCACTCTTAAAGGTGGTAGCGTTATCTTAAAGAATGGCGTTGACTTGGTTGCAAGGGTGGTGAACAAGGTTAGTCCTAATACCACACTTACTAAGGCAGCGTATCAAGCGGTAAAGATAAGTGGTGCCCAGGGGCAGAGGTTAGCCATATCACTTGCACAAGCTAATAACGATGCAGGGAGTGCTGATACAATAGGTCTTGTTACGGAAACAATCGCAACCAACCAAGAAGGCTTTATAATGACAGTTGGTAACCTTGAGGGGATTAATACTACTGGGTCATTACAAAGCGAAACATGGGCAGACGGAGATGTGCTTTACCTTTCACCTACAACGGCAGGAAGGTTAACAAACATCAAGCCTAATGGCTCTACTGGTCATATTGTGGTGATTGGTTACGTTGAGTATGCTCACGCAAACAATGGTAAGATTTACGTTAAAATAATGAATGGGTGGGAACTTGATGAGCTCCATAATGTTTATATCTCATCAGTTGCGAACAATGATGCTCTCATCTACGAATCATCCACCTCTCTTTGGAAGAACAAAACAATAGCAACGGCATTAGGCTACACACCCGTTCCAACCACACGCACACTCACCATTAATGGTACTGCTTATGATTTGAGTGCTGATAGGAGTTGGACTGTGAGTAGTGCAGCGAATACTATCTACACGGCGGATGGAACATTGAGTGGCAACCGCATTGTAACTATGGGCAGCAATACATTGACATTTGAAAAGGATGTTATTGTAAATGGATTAAGAATTGGGAAAGGTCTTGGCCAAGTTGCTTCAAATGTTTCATTAGGTACAAACTTTGGTTCAAGCACTACGGGAACACATAACTATTCATTTGGATTAGGTAATCTTTCAGCATTAACAACGGGAAGCAGAAATACTGCAATAGGTATAGGTATAAATGTTTCACTTACTACTGGATGGGGTAATATAGGTATAGGCTTTCAGCCACTTGCAAGTAATAGTGGACAAAATAATATAGCAATTGGAAACGAGGCTTTAATATTTAAAACAAGTGGAGATTCTAATATAGTAATCGGAAAAGATGCTGGCAGATTTATTACTAATGGCAGTACAATTGTAACAACGGCAAACACATCAATATTAATCGGTAGTGATACTAAACCTCTTGGTGATAATCAATCTAATCAAATTATAATTGGACATAGTACAATAGGATTAGGTTCTAATACTACGATTATCGGCAATGGTTCAACCATAACTACTGCGATTTATGGGCGGTTACTTTTGGGAACTACGACAGATAGTGGATTGTATCAACTTGATGTCAACGGCACTGCGAGGGTGAGTGGGGCAATGACTGTAACTGGAAATTTTACAAATACTGCTGGCGTTACCATAACTAAGAATATAAATATGGAAACCGATGGTACAACGGCAGGAAGAATTGAATATGCCGTTTCGGGTGGTAATTTGATAAATATAGGTAGGTTTTCTCCAAGTAGCGGAACGGGTACGGCAAGACCTTTTTATGTTTTATGGAGAACACCAGATTATGGTTCAACTGCTCAAAGGGTAATGACATTATTTACCGACAATGGTATAATGTTTAGAGATGAAGTTGCAGCAGCTTATGGAAACCCAACACAAACTACATCTGCTTTTATTGAAATGGTTTCCACTACTCGTGGCTTCCTCCCTCCTCGGATGACCACAAGTGAAAAAACAGCAATAAGCAGTCCCGCAGCAGGATTGCAAGTATATGATACAACACTCAACCAAATGAGTTACTATAACGGAACAACTTGGGTAAACTTTTAAAATAAAATAAAAATGGCAAAGCAAATCTCACCCGTCAATGTATGGGTAAATGGAGAAGTAAAAATTGCAGAGTATCTGCAAGTAACTGGCATCAATGATAACTACGAATCATCAGCAACCAACTATTGGCAGATGTTCACAATGAACGTAGATGCTGAAGGTGTTGAATCAGTAGGGGAAGCGGTGGCTCAAGGTAACTTGACTATTAGCGGACAAGACTACATTAATTGGGGTGACCAACCCGCAATGGACATCAACACTTGGATTTATGATTGGGTGGCTCAACAGCTTAACCTCACTATTGTATAATGAGGATTAACCGATCCATAATATCAAACCAGACTGAGTCAGTACCAACTACTCGTACTTTAACGATTGGTGGTGTATCTTATGACCTATCGCAAGATAGGACATGGACTGTTGGTGGTAGCGGTACTGTCACCTCAGTCAATATGAGTGTGCCAACGGGGTTCTCAATTAGTGGCAATCCCATCACCACAAGTGGTACACTTGCTGTAACATTTGCTGCTGGTTATTCCTTGCCTACAACTGTAAAGCAGTCCAATTGGGATGATGCTTACACCTTTGTGACTGGCTTTCCTTCTCAGACTGGTAATAGTGGCAAGTACCTCACAACTGATGGGAGTGTTTTGTCATGGGGTACGGTAACTGCATCAGTAGCAGATGGGGACAAGGGTGACATCACAGTAAGCGGAAGCGGAGCAACTTGGACAATAGATAATGCAGTAATTGATATTGCTAACTTATCCGCTACGGGTACTCCATCAGGTACAACTTACCTTAGAGGCGATAACACCTGGGCAACAGTAAGCGGTGGTGGTGGCACTCCAGGTGGATCAAGTCCTCAAGTGCAGTACAATAATGCAGGAGCATTCGGTGGTGCATCAAGAGTTGAGATAGAGGGAGGAGATTTGTCGCTTGTTGAGAGTACCTTTCCAACTAATCCATCAAGTGGAAGGCTGAAGATATTTGCTGATGAGATGGCGAATAGACATTTGGTAGGGTCATTGGATTCAGGTGGGTTTCATTACGATTTCCAACCTGCACTTTTCAACTCTACCACTTATATGTGGTTGGCTGGTACTGGTACAACTCTTGCCATTAACTGGGGTACATCTTTTACTGCAAGGAACAATGGTACAAACGCTGCACAAGCCACTCCAACCAAAGCATCTACCTCTGCTATAACCTCAATGAATCGTGCTACCTTCTCAACGGGTACTACTGCAACAGGAGCATCAGGAATTCAATCATCTCAAACAAATGCTTGGAGAGGTAATACATCAGGTCTTGGTGGGTTTTTCTTCTTTGCAAGATTTGGATTAGAAACAATATCTGGAACGTATAGAACATTTGTTGGAATATCGGCTAACAATGCGACAATGAATGCCAATGCTTCCACGTGGAACGATACAACGGGAATAGGGAGTGAGGCAGGTGACACAACTTGGCATATAACTATTAGGAGTGCATCTGTGGCAACAAGAATAAATACTACTGTAACCATTACGGCAGGTGATATATTAGACTTCTATATGTACCAAGAGCCTAATGGTAGTATAATTTATTATGAGATAAGAAACGCAGTAACAAATGCCATTTTGTATAATGGTCAAGAATCTTCAAACTTACCAACAGCTACTACGTTTATGTATATACAATCTCATATCCAATCAGTATCTGGAACTACTGCAAAACTTCTCGCACTAAATCGAATGTACTTAGAAACATACTTATAATTTATGGCATTGACATATAAATACGTTATCAGGCAGTCTGCAAATATGCTATACTACACCGAGAATCACGATGTAGATATGGCTGACAGGTGGAGTCCTAATTTCGGGGATGCTCACCTCTACGATAGCAAGGCATTAGCCGAGGCTGAGATAGAGATAGATGACCATGGGGCAATTTATTTTCAAGTGCAAGAAATCACAATAAAGTCTTAATTTTAACTCAAATTTACAACTATGACATTAATTGAACTGAAGGCTCAAGCCTACGACATTTTAGCTAATTTGGAGTATAACCAAAAGCAACTCCAAGAATTGAATCAGAAGATAGCAGAAGAAATTGAAAAATTGAAAAACGAGAATGGATAGCAAATCAATTGGAATGTGTACAGCGACTATACTGATTAAGGTATGGGCAGATATTGCCCTATCTGAGGTCGGTGTAGTCGTTGCTATTTTAGCGGGAATCTCAACCATTATCTACAACGTAGTAAGGTTGTACAAAGAAATAAAAGGATGAGACAATTCTTTACAGAAGAGAACGATAGATTGAGCATGAAAAGGTTTTGTGCCTTTATTGGTACTATATCTCTTTGTGCTATTATGATTTATAAGCCATCTGAGCAAATAATTTATTCAGTCACTTTCATAGTTTCATCAGCACTTGGTTTTACCTCTGCTGAGAAAATATTCAAAAAATGAGGTATTTACTTTTACTAATTTTATTTATTGCCTGCAATCCAGTCAAACAGGTTTTGCGAGATCAAGAGAAGCTTGAGGAAGTCGCAAAGGTTGTCGTAAAAGGTGGGTGGTGTGCTAACGATACCACCTTTATTGTTAAATCAGATACAATTATAGATATTGATACATTGGTGCAAGTAGATACCATAACTGATACTCAAATACTAAACGATTCTGTTTATATTACCAAATGGAAAACCAAGTCAATTATTAAAACACTAACGATTCACGATACTATCAAGTCATTCATTGTTGATAATGCTCGTGTGAGGCTATTACAAGCTGATAGCACTCGTTTAAGCAATGAGGTAATAAATTGGGAAGGGAAGGCAAAAAGAAGGCAATTATGGCTATTTGCATTGCTTGGGTTGATTGGACTTTATTTTTACTTTAAATCTAAAATATGATGAAAAAATTAAGAGAAATGGGAATCCTTCCCGCCATTGGTTTTCTGTTTGGCACACTTGGTCAGATTGCTTTTTGGAGGTTTAACCCTAACTTGGTTCATGAGTATAGTTTTCTTCCTTTTGTCTTTGCTCCTTTGTTTTCTTTTGTTTCTGCTTGGCTTATGGTCGGCAAGGTAAACTTTGAGAACTTTATTGAGGTAGATAGAAATGGAAATAAGATGTTCAATGTATTCCTTGCAGTTGGCATAGTTATGCTTTTTTTAAGCATTGGTATATCAATTGAGGCATTGCTTGAGATATGATAATATCCTTGTATATATTTATTAATGTCATCTTAGCCAAAATAGATGCATTAAAGATTAAACAAGGACTGCGTATTAGGCATGGCATTAACGCACTAATTTACATCGCATTGATTGCACCAACGGTATATATATCTTGGTCGTTCCCAATTGCGATGATGGCACTAAGGAGGATTGTTTTTGATACTGCTTTGAACTTGTTTCGTGGTTTACCATTTGACTATATAAGTGATTCAACTACTTCAGTTATTGATAGAATCAGTTATGACTTTCAGAATCAATACGGCTACTTTATTTATAATTTAATTTTTCTAATTATAATAATTGTTTGTATATGAAACTAAATAAAGAAGGTGCTGATTTGATAAAGGAGTTTGAGGGGTGTAAGTTAAAAGCCTACCAATGCTCTGCTAAAAAGTGGACAATTGGCTACGGCAATACCTTTTTTGAGGATGGAACGGCAGTAAAGATTGGTGATGCCATTACACAACAAAAGGCAGAGCAATTGTTTGAATTAATTGCTAATGAGTTTGCTGGTAAAGTTGCTAAATTAGTTACCGCAATGGTAACTCTTAACCAGTTCGGAGCATTGGTATCATTTGCATATAATTGCGGAGTGGTTAACTTACAAAAGTCAACACTACTGAAGAAAGTAAATGCCAATCCTAATGACCTAACAATTAGGGCAGAGTTTATGAAATGGAACAAGGCGGGTGGCAAGGTACTTGCAGGTCTGACACGCAGAAGGGAAGCTGAAGCAAATCTTTATTACAAATGACAAAAGTACAATTGTGCAATCAATATCGTGAAAAGTATGGGTGGGAGATGCCAACCTTAAAACTGGCAAGGGTGATATACAATGATAATCCTTTGCTATTTACAAGCCTTGATTCAGTAAGGACATCTTTGAGAAGCATTGAGGGTAAGGGCGGTCATAGGGTAGCAATTAGAAAAGAGGTAGAGGAAAGACCTAAAAACCCATACAATCTTCCATCCTCAGATGAGGCAATTTACCAACCTTACGACCTAAAAGCGAAGCGTTTGTTGGTTCTTTCCGACATTCATATACCTTATCACAACATTGAGGCTCTTACTTGTGCTTTTGATTTTGCGAAAAGAGAAAAGCCTGATTCCATTCTTTTAAATGGAGATACCTTAGACTTCTTTGGGTTGAGTAGGTTCTCTAAAGACCCAAAAGCGAGGTCATTTGCACATGAACTAAAGACCTTCAAGGAGTTTATGGATGTTCTTAAAAAGACATTCAATGCCAAGATATATTTTAAGATAGGCAACCATGAGGAAAGATATTTCCATTTCCTTTGGATGAAGGCACACGAGATTGTTGGGGTAGAGGAGTTTGAACTTGAGAATATAATCAAGTCAAGGGCAGAAGGAATAGAGATTATTAAGGACAAAAGGATTATCAAAGCAGGTGATTTAAACATCATTCATGGACATGAGTTTGGTGGATCAGTATTCAGTCCAGTAAACATTGCAAGAGGTTTGTTTTTGCGTGGAAAGGTTAGTGCAATGCAAGGCCATAACCATCAGACCTCAGAGCATACTGAGAGCGATATGAATGGGAATATTACTACAACCTGGTCGCTCGGCTGCCTTTGCGAGTTGAATCCGGCCTTTCTCCCGATTAACCGTTGGAACAGAGGTTTTGCCGTAGTGGACATAGATGGTCAAAACTTTGAGGTAAGAAACAAAAGAATACACAAGGGAAAAATCCTATAATCATGGAAGAAAACCTCGTTTTAGGAGAATTAGAAGAAGAGGTTGAGGAGATTATTGAGGAGATAAGTTATAGTGAATATATAAATGCATCAGTTGAGGTGTTGACATTCCTTGAAAGTGCCAACCCTATGACCAAAGCAGAGGTGAAAAGGGTTGAGAACCTAAGAAAGATGTGCTTTGAGATGTTGGAATTTTCGGTAAAATCCATGCACGACACATTATTTAGCGAATAGTTAGTTTGGTTCATAATGGTTGTTTTCCCCCCTTATTTCTATGAGGGGGTTTTGTTTTCATATTATAAAAAGAAATATATATAAACTTTGTACTTTGTATAT